AAACTTCAGCTTTCACTGTTGGTAGTGACAATAAGGGTGTATTTGCTATTGCTCAGACTTCAGGTTATGATGTTAAACAAGTTGAATACCAACTGATGGGTTATCGCGAAAATATGAGTCCTTATCGTTTGTCTGATGTAACTATGACTGAATTTGGTTATAATTATTCAGTTGAAAAAGCTGATGAGGGCAAGCTCTATGACATTCTTACTGTAAGTTATGAGCAATTTTCAGATGCTGCAACAGTTCACATGCCTTATCCTATGTCAATTGTTTTTGCATTTAAGAATGATAATAGTGGCACACCTGTAACAGGAGGTTCGACTATTGCTAAAAATGTAGCAACATTCTTTGGTTGCACTCCTTCAACTGAAGCTACATATAAGGGCGAAAACATCAACTTAAAATAGTATGAATCAGTATAATGGTAGTGTGGTCAATCCACGCTACCATTGTGCTTATTCGGAAAGGAGGAAACAATGGCTAACACTTTAACTGTTGCTGACGAGCTTTTCATAAGGAACCTGATGTCTGATATTACGAAAGTCCTCTGTGAGTGTGAATGTGACTGCAAAGACAAGGAATGTAGTATCTTCGAGAGACTGTTCATTGCCAGTAAGACAATGTATGACAAAGTAGATGATGGTGATGAAAACACACCTACTATTTTTGATTTTAACGCATTTGAGGGTAGTCCTTCATGTCTTGATTGGGAAACATTACCAGAGCGTATAAACAACGGCTATGAGGCTAAAAACAAGTTCTACGACCCTTCAAAGAAGAAGATTCTCTCAAGGTTCTACTATTGGGTTCATAAATATCTTTGGGGACAAAATAATGATCCTGATGGGGAACATTACAATGAGGATTCTTGGAATTTGTTATACAACGATTCTGACACAGAAACTACAACCAGCACTCTCTCTTTAGGCGAATATCTGCTTGGTGAGAATGTTGAATATATTATGACAAACTGCATTGACGAATGCTGTAGATAATAAAAGGAGGGATGTGAGATGGAGGAACTTCTCTTATCAATAACCAAGATATTGAGCGTCAATGCTATAAGGCTAAAGACACTGCTTTCTACATCTCTCGGATGGCTTACATTTCTAACAACTTCACTGATTGCACTCATGGCTCCCTATCAGAATATCTACATCGCTATACTGGCAATAGTCCTTGTTGACACCATCTGCGCATTGCTTGTTGTTAGAAAGACAAAGCGCAAGATAACTTCCGCGAAATTCTCTGATATGTTCATCAAGGTGATAACATATTGCGGATTCATGCTTTTGATACAATACCTAGAAAGAGCCATTGGTGAAGAATGGTTTATAGGACTTAGACTTGGCTCTGCATTTGTATGTGTCACAGAACTTTGGAGTATTTTCGGAAATATGACCATACTTAAGCCTAATTTTCCTATATTTGCGGTTATGAAGAAATTCCTCTTGGGAGAGATTGCCAACAAGCTGCATTGCGAGGAAGGAGAGGTTGAGGAAATATTAAACAACAGTAAAACCAAGAAAAAATGAGTTTCAGATTCAGAAGGGGTGACACAGCCTCTGTTACATTGAAGTTCAACAAAGACATATCTGACAAAGACGTTAGAATTGCTATATTTGATGCAAAGAGGAATAAGATATATCAAGCTGATAATCCACATGATGATACAACAGATGCAAGAAAGGGAAATGTCGTTATCTTTGACATAGGATACGATGTGACAAAAGATATGATGGGCTTGTATTTTCTTGACATATTGTTAAAGAAGGATGCTGAACACACATATTCCTATGTGAGTTCGGGAAACAAGCCTATAGAAATGTTCTTTGAAGAATCGCTTATAGCACAAACACTTGGAAATGACACCACTGGAAATAACAATAACTAATGATTTTAAAGCACAGGTAATCATAGAGCGCAAGCAAGTTGAGATTGTTGAAGGCATTCTGAACAATGAAAAGATCATTGTGGAGGTACATATAACAATGCCTGAACTTGAATCAGTTCTATGTCTTGACGCAAAGCGCATGTTCAAGACAGAAGTTATTTTCAGTGGTGGCGTAAACTATGAATACCATTATGGAGAAGGTGATTATCACCGAAAAGAAAACTTTTCAAACAAGAATAATATTATTATAAGAAATATTCCTAAAGGAGCCTCAGTGACGATTACAGATGAAAATAACACACAAGTTGTTGGGAAAGTTACATATTTGGAAATTCATGAAAAAGACTATACAATACAAATAGAATTTAATCAGATAATTTCAGGTACAATATATTTAAACTAAAAAAGAATGTCAGCACCGAATAAAACTATAAAACAATATGTGAACACTGATTTCAATCAGAATCAGTTGATTCATCCTGTAATTGACAATGACGCAAATAAGGCTGATAATACTGGTATTGCAGGGCAGATGTATTTTGATACAGGGAATGGAAGCCTGTATTTTCATGACGGTAATGGATGGCAACAAATTGGGACTTCGTCAGGAGGTGAAGTCAATGTAATTGAACATGTTGATTATTGGAACCTCCCTGCTGATCCCGGTATGTCTAGCGGATCTTGGCAACATATTCCAACATTAAATAAGAATGCCAGTTTATGGTTTGAGAATGGCTCTGCCACATTAGCCAGTTGGTCAGTGGTAACAAAAGAAGGCAGATCTGCATTGTCAATACAATGGGATTTACGCTATAATTCAACGCATTTTACAACTGCTAATGATGAACTTACATTGAATGAAGTTCCATGGTCTTTAGTGACCGGCAAACCTACTATCCCGACAGTAACGTGGCGTCCTATAAAGATGAATGGAACACAGATACTCGCCAATAATGTTTCAACTGCATTGGATTTGGTTGCTGGTGGAGGTATAACGCTTACCAATAGTAACGGAGCTGTTACTATTGCTTCTACTGTTGCAAATCCCATGAATTTTAAAGGGACTGTAAATGGTTCGTATCCTTTAAATCCTGTTGTTGGTGACACATATAAAGCCATTGGTGATTCTGATGGTGTTACTCCTACATATAAGATTGGAGATACTGTTATTTATTCTTCATCAGGATGGGTTGTTATTCCTTCAGGTGATGAACCAAGCGGAACTGTTACAAGTGTTGCTATGACAGTACCAACAGGATTGAGTGTCAGCGGTTCTCCCATAACATCTAGTGGAACATTGGCTGTAACATTAGCTAGTGGGTATGAAATACCAACTACCGCGCACGTGAAGAATTTTGGCAAGATAACCGCAGGGAGTAATTCATCAAGTACTGGTGCAGGGACTGCAAACACATCATCATGTAGTGCTGATGCCTATAATGACACTTTAACTATAAGTCCGGGCAACAAATGGATAACAACTGGCACATCTGATACTTCAAATAATGATACATTATATATCAACCATGCATTGTCTGGAATTACAGCCGGGGAATATAATCATATTAACGTTGATGCTGCAGGACACATTATATCAGGTTATAACCTTGATGTTCCGGTTATCTGTACTTATATTAACAGTGCTGCTATCGCGCCAGTTAATGGAGTGGCAACTATTGAATTTGGACTGCATACTTTTGATGCACAAATGCCTGATTACAATGGAAGTACTTCTTCTCTTACTCCGTATTATAATAATGCTGTTTTTAATGTGTATGAGAAAAGAGTAGAAAATACTAAAACATATTGGGATAAAATAGAATGTGCTATTGAAGTCTATGATACTTCTCCTGATAGTGCTACAGCAAGTTTCTATTTTAATACCACAACAAATATTACTGCGGGTTCAATTAAAATTGTAGTTAATGCACCACTAACACAAAATTATGTATAATCTTTTTTCGTAATTTTGCAGTTGTGATTTGCTTCCAAATTTTATAATTTGTGTCAAACAACTAAAAACAGGCAATGGATACAAAGAGATATGATTTATCAATCGACAATACGCTGGGGAGTAGCAATGCTTCCCATGTTGTTATTCCATCACAGAAGGCAATAAAGGAGTATGTGGATAACAAAATAAATGACTCAACTATCTCTATCACACAAGGTGGAATAACAAAAGGCAGTTTCACCTTGAACCAGTCATCGGCACAAACAATAGCACTTGATGCTGGCGGAGGAAATACAATTATTTATGTTGATACTATATGTTATGATCAACCATGTAGTGATATTTATTATTCTCTTGGACTATGTTTTGATATAAAAAACAATGTACTAAAAAAACATGAAAATAATAGTTGGGTTGTTGATTCTACAATATCTCATGATGCAATAATTTATTCAATAATTGAAAAAGCAGGATATTTATATATATATAATAATACAGAATTAATACCATTAAATAGAGGTGGAATGATTGTGAGGAATGGAACTGCCTCTTTTTTTAATTGTTATTTGCCATTATCAGACTCATTTGTAACATTTGAATTTAACCAGGCTTCATTTTCCATTAATGCAACGACTATGTATTTTACAGGATTATTCACAAATAATACAAATGTATTTTATGAACGCAGTATAGGCACATCGCATACAATATGTTTAAAAAACAACAAATCTACTGATATTGATATAACAATAGCAAATATAAATATGGGTAATTCTAGCGGATTTATAAGTAGTGGATTAGACTCTAATAATTCTTTTACAATTAAAGCAGGATCTAATGCGGAGATAAATGTTATATTTAAGGATAGCAATATTGCGGCTGGAACAGGATTTGGCAATTATGGTCTTGCGTCAATTATAGTTAAAACGGATTTTGATAATAATATAGTAACAACATCATAACAAATGTATATATATTTTGACACAGATAAAAGAAAAGTTATCACTTGTTCAAAAGAAATAGTTGAATCTGAAAGATTTATAAAACTTAATCAAGAACAAGAACAGTATTTTAATAATCACAGAAGAGCATCATACGATGAGATATGGAACGCACGTGAGTATGTTCCGCCAACACCACCAATTCCTCCTGAGCCAACGATAGAAGAATTGCGTGAAAATGCCAAGAAAGAGATTAACTCTTATTCAAGAGAGACACTCGGCAAGTCAGTTGATGTTCTTGGATTCTGTGATGCGGTTGCAGGAACCATTTATTCAAAGTCAAGAGGCCTGGACGGAGTTTATAACGATAATGAAATCCTGTCAACAGCAGATGATTTCCTAACAATAGGCAAGTCATGCAGAGAATTGTGTGACAGTACTGTAGAAAATATAGAGTCTGCTCAGACTAAAGAAGCAATTGAAGGTATTGTTGAGTCAGCAAAATCTCAATTTGACGGGTTATTGGTGGTACAAGATGATTTGGCTAAGCACAAAAGAGATAAGATAAGGGAAATAGAGGTGTATGATGTGTCTGAGAATGTTAATGGGTTCTTTTTCAATGGTGTGCTTATGTGGCTTGACAAGGACACAAGAACTGGTTTAGTTAACACGTTGAACTCCGCTGTAATTATAGGTAGAGAACAGATAAACATATGGTTCTCTGGAATGTATATAACTCTAAGAATTGAAGAGGCAAGACAACTTTTAGCCGTTTTGGAGATATATGCCACGGACTGCTATAATGTTACTGCTCAACATAAAGTAACTGTCAATAATATGACAAGCATAGAAGATGTTGATGCTTTTGATGTGACAGCCGATTATCCACAAAGACCTAATTTTAATACACAAGCGTAGAATATGGATTTAGTTATGACGAAAGAAATTAATGCAAAATTGTTAGAGAAGTTGTATGATGTTGCGATGTGGATTGTTTTTGCAGTGTTTATTGTTTCTGTATTTGTTCATTACCATAATAAAAAGGATGTGATTACAACGACAGAGACGACTACAAATGTGCTGCAATGGAAAAGTGACACATCATCTTGGAAGGGAGGCTGGTAATGGAGAGACGGAGACTGCTTGACCTGCCGAGCGAATACACTCGGCTCAACTACATAGAGAGTACTGGCACGCAGTACATTAACAGTGAACTGCCAGCATCTCAATGTGATATGTTTGTACTTGACACAATGATTATGGAAGAAGTCATATACCCAGACCACCCGCAATACAACTGCGTAGGGTCAAGTACAAGTGCAAGTTCGGGAAGTTCTGGAGCAAAAAACTTTATAATTCGCAATGATGTAACATCTGCGAGAAATTCAAAGAAGGCGATGATTGGATATAACGGCTCGTGGCTAACAGTAGGCGCATACGCTCTCAACATTCTGCAACGATATACCTTGAAAATTGTATTAAAATATGCAGAGCAAAAATTATACGTTAATGGTAATCTTGCAATATCTTACACAATTACATCATCACCGACTAACGTCTATCCTCTATACATCTTCCACACTAATTATGGCGGTAAGCCTGTGCAGAATAATGCATTGACATATAGAGGTAGAATATATAGCCTGACCATGTCATATAACAACAATTATATGCGTGAATTCATCCCATCCAAGCGTATAGCTGACAATGTGGTCGGGATGTACGACCTTTGCGGCAGCATCTGCCAACTAACTGGCACACCATTTTATATTAACGCAGGCAGCGGCACATTCATAGGAGGATAACTTATGGAAAGAAGAAGATTGTTAGAAAACGTGCCTTTTAAAGAGAACTTGGTGTTTTATGCGCCATTAATCATGAATGATACTTCTGAGATATTAAATAATACATCTCCAATTATTGGAAGCGGGTGCGTTGTTGAGTATGTTCCTGCGAAAGATATATTTAGATTAAGGTGTAATTCAGGAAATAATCAAGCTCTTCTTTATCAAAACCTTAACATGGGTTTGTCTATTGGACAAGAAATAACAATGGTTATTGATGTTGAGGAGCTTTCAATGTATGATCAATGGCAGTCAATGTTTTCTACACCGAGGTATAATCAAGGAACTAATGCATATTTGCGCCATGATAGATATGTTAATTCAACATTATTATTAAGTGGTCGTTTCTGTGTGACATATACTTATAGGAGTTCTACAACGCAAAATGCTAATTTTTATAAGGATGGTGAATTTATAAAGTCTATTGTGTTTCCTAATCCAAGAATTGATTCTAATGTTGTAACAATCTGTGAAACCGCAAATGGGTCTGGTAGATTCTATGATTTTTATGTGTCCAATGCCCGTATTTATAATAGAGCATTAACTAATGATGAGATAATAAAACTATAGGAATATGAATAGAAGAAGATTATTAGACGAGGATTATCTCAGATGGCTTTTACTGATGCCTTGAATATTGACACGATTAGGAAGATACAAAAAATAATATAATTTTTCCTCCAAAACTTGAATAGAGATGAATTTTTATTATCTTTGCGCAATCAAAAACTAAAGACATGGCAGAGAAGAAATCACAGAACAAAAGAGAATCTACAAGACCAAAACCTCTCACGCCAAAAGCTGGATTCACATTAAAGCCGAGCAGATATGCAAAGGGAGGTAAAGTTAAAACTCAACATTAGGAAAGCAGAGGTGAGAACAATAAAGTTCTTACCTCTCGTTCTTGCTATTATAAGTCTTATCCATACAATAGTTTCATATTTTGGTTTTGATATGGGATTTCTTTCTTATATTGGTGGAGTGTCAGTAATAACCTTACTGTTTTTATATTTATCATCATATTCGTTTGGATTTTGTAGATGGCATAGATTATGTTTACATTATGTTACTACAAATTGGACAATCAATGTTATTGATTTGTATATCGGAATACCTTTGGGAAACAGAGAGATGTTCTGTCTGTATTTTTCTCTTGCTGGTGTATTTCTAATCCTAATTCTTTTAAGCATATTCGGACCATGGAGAAAACTCTGCTCTCAACATTAGCAAAGTATCTTCGCAAAATTGCGAACGATATAGAACAAGGCACTTGTGAGGTATCTGATGAACAGGCGTTCAAGATTATGTCCGTGATAAGCCATAGGCCTCTCAGCAAGGAGCAAGCCTGTTCCATGATGAATATGTCAAGAAGCAAGTTTGATGAGCTTGTGCGGGCTAAAATAATCCCAAAAGGCAGAAAAAAGAGAGGCTTCAAGGAACTCTGCTGGTATGAGGATGAACTTATGGCATTGAATTTGAGTCCTGACAAACTGTAAGTCAGGATTTTTCATTTTATTTCAGTATCGTTTGGAGTCCGTTTAAAAGCATTGCATTTTTGCACTGTTAGCTAACAGGTAAAAATAATGTTTAACTTTTAAAATTAAAAAAAATGGACGACAGTAAAGTTTTTATGTTCCCCGACGCAGCCAGAACTTCTGCAATAGATCCGGGCTTGCTCGCTTTAATCAACAACAATGGTGGTTTTGGCGGTAATGGAAACTGGATTTGGATTCTTTTCTTATGGATGATGTGGGGTTTCAACGGTAACAACGGATTTGGCAATAACAATGGTACTGGCTTCTTGAGCAACCAACTGAATGACAATGCAGGTAGAGACCTTCTGCTGCAGGCAATCAACGGTCGTGCAGATGCTGCTAACCAACTTGCCAACATTACCAACACAAGTCTTGAGACGGTTAAGACGGCTCTTTATGGCATTCAGTCAGCAATAAGCACTACTGGCTTGCAGACTATCAACGCTCTCCAATTAGGTGATGCTTCCTTGTCTCGCCAACTGTGTGAGTGCTGCTGTGAAAACAAACTTGCCATCTGCCAACAGACCAACACTTTGAGTTCACAAGCCGCAGCAAACTTTGCAGCAATGCAGCTTGAAATGGCAAAGAACGAGGGTGCAGACCAACTGGCAGTATGTCAGCAGACCAACACTCTTGCAACACAGTCAGAACGCAACACCAATAGTATTCTGAATGCTATTGCTGGTCAGAACACTATGATTACAAAAGAGTTCTGTGACTTGAAAGAACGTGAGCTGCAAAACAAAATCAATACTCAAGGTGACATCATTACCCAGTTGAGAAACCAAATCAGCAATGACTATCAGACTTTGGCTTTCAACAAGGCTATGAGCGCTCTTGACGATAAGATTGACGCTATTGCCGCAAAACAGCCCAACACTGTTCCTGTTGTATGGCCTAATCTGACAGCCGTAAACACGACTCCTTATGCTGGAGGTTGCTATGGCTATGGCTTGAACAACGGTTTTGGCGGTAGCATTGTTTTCTAATTTAAGGGATAAGGAGGTGAAAGTATGAATTGTTGTAATCAAATTATAGCAACTAATGCAGGTGGTGTCCCTTATATCGTTAGTACAAGCACCACTGTAGGTACGGAGAGTGTTGACATAGCATTGGGCTTTCGTAGAATACAGCCTGTCGGTTATCTGACAATTGTAATTGACGATGTTATTCCTGCAGATGCAACTGCAACATTGCCTGTCACTATGACGATGAACGGCATGACAAGAGCCCTGACTTTGCCTAACGGCACTTCTGTGACCGCAGCAGAACTTTTGAATGTAAGCAATATTCTTATTTTCAATGACAGGACAAGAGGTTTGCTTACACTAATGTCACGCACAATAGCTTAATAACAATTAAAATCATTAACCATGTTTTCAAATCTTACTACAAACAGCATATTATATGTTCTGGACTTGAACGGAAGTCCGAAGATCTTGAGCGGCCCAATAGAGTTTGTGTCAATGCCCAAGCCGAAATACAACACATTCAACCCTAATCTTGAGATGGTTGTGGATATAACCGCACAGATAGGAGGTGAGAGAAGGGAGTTCAAAGGAGTGCCTAACACTTCTATAGCTAACTTCGGTGATTCAGCCTTCATACTTGCGGAAAACAAGGAGGTTCTTAACTCATATATCACTTCAATGCTACAAAACAGCAGAAGTGTGATAGACAGTGTTGAGAAGCACAAGAAACTCGTTGAGAGTTACGAACAGGCTCTTTCGGAGCTTAACCCTTCCGTGAAGGCTGACAATAAGGCTATAGGGGAATTGCAGTCACAGATTGCATCCTTACAGGACTGCATGAGGGAACTGCTTTCAAAAGTAGGTGAAGGAAACAAAAATTAGAAAGGAGTTTATTATGATTATGGTATCTTTCAGAAACAAGAAGGAAAAAGAGCATCTGCTTGAGAAAGCCCGCAAGATGGAGGAATACGCCTCTATGATTGTTGAGTGTATCGAAGATTCATATTCCGATGATGAGGAATATGAGGAACGCGCCTATCGTGATGGCGGTTCAATGGAAGGTCGCTATGGCTACAGACGCAGAATGCGCTAATTATTAACCGGGGAGTGGCGAAATGTCACTCCCTTAATATCTTTTGCTATGGAAAGAGTTAGATTTACTGATTATGACGACTATCCTGAAGGTATGATAAGATATTTGAGGAACTACGGCCCTCATTTCAACAGAAGGCTTTATGAGTTTGCGGTAAGCAGAATGAAAAAAGAGTCCAATGGCGAGATGAAAAAGATAGTTCCTGTAACCAAAGAGGCTATAACAATGCTTCTTACCGCCAATGGAATATCCGTTGAACACTCGCAGTTATACGATTGTGCCTATGTTGCAAGCATGTGCAAGGCTGATTTTCTCGGATCAAGTGTCATTGATGACAAGCACATGGCAATGTATGTCAAGGATGTCATTGATGATGTTGATGCACCTGACGGACTTGTGTTCAATAGGTGGTATGCCGATATGTGCTATATGGGTATAGCTATTGACTGGGATTCAATGCTATGACAAGACAGGACATAGATATAGAGGGATATTGGAAAATAACCGTTGTTTATGGTGCTTTTCTTGGTTCTGACAATACTGGTTTTACTTTTACGGATTCTCGCAGAAGGAGGAGCATCGTAGGGATTTCACCAACCACCAGTAAGGCTCAGTTTATGAACACTATCGTACACGAGGCAAAGCATGTCCAGTCAAGGATATGCGATTATTACGGGATTGATGAAGATTCAGAGGATGCTGCATATCTTATAGGATATATCGTACAAAAGATGTACGGGGTTTTCGGAAAAATGTTATGACGGAGAAAAAATAAAAAATTTCTCCGTTTTTTTGTTTGTATTAAAAAAATTGTATATTTGCGGTGAGAGATAATTTAAATTCAAGTCAATATGAAAGCTAAAGAACTGTTTACACGGCTTATATATAGAGAC